GCGGGGTACCGTCCGTATCTCGTATAAGTACCGCGTCACCTGATGCCACCCGTACAATAGTTGGGGCCGGGGGCGGTAGCTTATCGGGGTCAATCGGGGTTGTAATTACCGGGTCAAACGGGGGTATTGTACCGCTGATAGCATCAAGGATATCCAATGCAGCAGGTACACACGTAACCTGAGCACGTAACCCGGCCTGTGGTTCAATGGAAAGCACCTTTACGTCAATGATTTCATTATCCACCTCCCCAAATACAAAGTGGCTGTCAGCGGCCGGGGTGATATTACCTACAACGACTGGTTCATCCGTACCCGGGGTTTCAGTTTCAATGGTATGTACTTCTATTGACCCATTACTATTCTGATATCGTATTGCGTATGAGGTACCAGCTACCATAGCTAGGTAGGTATCCACACTGACAGTAGTCTTACCCGTTATTGAGTCATATACAGCCCCCGTTATTCGGCCGGCGGCTAGGCCTACGGCTATAACATCATGCTGGAGTTGGAGTAGGTCTCCCTTCGTGTAGCGTAGGTACTGTATATCCTGTGAGAATGAATACGTTTCAGGGCGCATACGCATCTGAGCAAGGTGGTAGCGTCCAAGCCGCCAAGCCTGGGCTGGGTTAGTTACACCTATCGCCTCAATCGTTTGGTATAGCGTGGCGTTGCTAGCGCTATAGCCATCGTCATATACTATCCGTTCCGTGTTCTCCCACGTAGTGGCATCTATAAATTGTACGCGTAGGGCGTGGGGGATGTCAGCGTTACTCATTTCATAGCGGAACCCGCTGCTATTGCGCGGGGATATTATCATCCTTGGAGTTGTGTCAGGTACGTCACGTACTACCGTCATGATAGCATCATCGCGTAGCGCCCAGTCGGCCCGGCCGGCAGCGCTAATACTACGGATACGGTCAAATACAGTACCGCTATCATCATAGATATGGTCAAAGTAATCCTCATCCGTATTCGTCTGGGTGGCCCACGCTAGCATAGCCGCGGCATCAATCTTAGCCTTACTCAACGGGCGGCGGGATGCGGTACCCGTTAACACATCAACGTAGGCCCAAGCCGGGGAGCGGGTAGCTTGTTCAACCCAAGCAGAACCGTTCCATACTGGCAATACTGAAGTAGCTTCAACGGATACGTTATCAAGGGAACCCTGGAGCTGGTCAGTGGCCCGTATACGCAATGCCATTACGATTGTATTCGGTACCGTAAACCCTGGTGTAGACCGTATTGTACGTAACGATACCCATTGCATCTCATTAGCCGCGGCCTTAGCATCCTCATGATAGGTGCGCACGCGGGTTAGCCGTACATCATATTGACCGCCCGCTACCGTCCAGCGGTAGCCTAGCCGTATCGTCTCACGTTTACTGCTACTGAACATCCAGCTAGATGTTACAAGCGTCCAATTAGTAGTACCATGTACGCGGTATTCTATCTTCCATTCAACCTTTGCGTTCAAGGTAGTGCCTGATTCATTGACTGAGAAGAGGCTACCCCATACGTCAATGCTAAGCTCAGACGCATTAGGGCTAGAAGTCTGTATAAATGATTCTCCATCATTGTGCCACCCTGGGATAGGGTTCTCATATTCTGTAGTCCAACCCGGTCGAGCTTCAAGTACTTCGTTGGTGTATAGGGTCATCTGGTCGGGCCGGCCTATCTGGAAGGATACCTCATCATATTCATGGATATCAGTTTCACCAATCTTTATTGGTATTCCTGTGAGAGCGGTAGCTTGCGTAATAATAGGCCGTCCAATACCAACGGTAACGCCACCTATAGACAACGGGCCGTACCCTAGGCACAAGAACATACGCAAGTATTGGTTACTACCCGATGTTTCCGTATACGGTTGGGCCGTCATGGGTATAGGTGGGTAGTAACGCAACCTACCGTATAGGCGGGGTATTGGCTGGAAGGCCCCGAGCCGGTTCTGTTGCCCCGTGAGGGCTGCTAGCCGGTTGAAACTTTCCTGTTCAGCCATTGACGGCATATCAATAAGGGCCTTCATGCCGAAGTATATTCCGGTAGCCACCCCAGCTGATATCACCCCCGTCAATACGGCAGCCCAGAAGCCCCCAACGCCCATAGCCCCTACGAGTGCGGGGATTGCGTATGGAGCAACTATTCCAACTATAATCAACCCGATAACCCCTACGGTCTTCCATACGTCAGCCCCTTGCGGAACTGGTGTAAGTACTATATAGGCATCCTTGGGAACAATCTCATTTTCAATAAAGTGAGCATCTACCCGTACCCCGTCAACCCATGCTTCTATCGGGGCGGGGCCGGCTATCTGGCGTAGGGTCTGCCCTACAGGCACCTCAGCTAGCTGACGGTCAGTACGTAGTGGATTCGTATGGAACCATATTTGTTGCATTGCTAGCTTATCCATCTATAGAACCCCCTTGTGCGTGCTTTCCACTGTAGGCCGTCATACCGTTCTATCATAACCGTTCCATCAGGCGGGGCCGCGTGAATCATCATTCCGCCAGCTAGTACAAGTGCTACATGCCACTGGTTCGCCTTTATCAATAGTACATCACCCTCAGCCGGGGTTTCAACCGGCGCTAGGCGGTGTTGTAGTACTTCTGCGGCACGTTCTGTTATATCATCAGGTACTGGCCGTCCGTATTCGTCACGTAATAACTGGGAAACGAACGTTAAACAACCATGGGGAGGTGGATATGCTGTACCAATGTACTTGGTAAAATCCATTATACACCCTCCTTATTACCGGGTGAGAATAGGGCCTTTGGGAACGCATCATTCAGTAACCCAATAGAGAATGAGGCCCGTAGCTTTATCTTAGCTATTCCATCGGTTGATATATTGTCAAGTGTGAATTCTACGGGGCCCCATTCCACCGTATTCGGTTGTTGGTGAGTTACTACTTCATAGGTAACAGTAGCCCGTTCGCGGTCCCCTACAAGCCCACGTAACCCAATCATGATACGCTGGTCAACCATATCCGCTACAATATCTAGTGCGGGGGCCCGGTCCGATGACTGGGTAGGGGGCTTCACCTGGAACGGAAACGCAATAAAGGTACCAGCGGTACGCACTAGGTCTTGTATATCATTGACTAGGCGTATCGTAGCCGGTAAATTAGTATGAGATATGGTCAAGCATTCCAGGTATACTACATCCGTAGCGCTTGCTAGGATACCCTGTAGTGCCTGCTGTGATAAAGCCATTCTATCCCTCCCTTATACATTCGCAGCCTGTATCTTAGGCTCTTCCGAAACATCAAACCTCATTACTACCGAATCGCCCGTCAACGGATGGTTGTGGGTAAATGGTAGGGCCCCGCCGGCTAGGTCATCTAGGTACCAAGTAGTGAACGCATTCAACTGGGTACTATTCACTATTATCATGGCTGTGAATTCAATACGATTGGTACTATACCGGGGCCGCTGATACGCAGGGCCCTGGTCTACGTCACTACGTACCGCGTTACTTTTTGGAGCCCAGCTGAATCCCCTTGCTAGGAACTCACTAGGAAGTGTCGTAGGCCAAGAAGCCGTAGGGGTAGGAGCGCCTACCAGTATCTCTAGCTTTACTCCAATCTCATACAACATTACCGTACCCCCTTCCTATTGGAACCGTGCCGGCGGAACATACTATCTAGGGCCCCTTGTCCATCTAGCCGGTCAAGTGCACTACGTACTGAGATATCTATGATTGTCTCACCGTCCGGACCATCCCGCTGGGTCTGGCTTTCCATCTGTAGCGGGTTGCCTTGATTATTAACGTTTATAATCACCGAACTTCTACCGCCACCGCCTACGGCTTTGACTCCCAGTTCCCCGTTGATACGGCTGAGTGGTAGTATTGCTTCCGGGCCGGCCTCCCCCATCAACCCGGTACCCCTGGCAAATGGGAATACGGTAGGCCGCGTTACTACGCCGCCGGTAGCAAATGGTATAACATTCCGCTGTGAGTCAAACGCATTACCGTGTGCTGACGGGAACCAGCCTGAAATCAAATTTTCTATCCCACTACCAATTGGGCTGATTATTGAAACCAATACCAATTGCTTAAGTACCTGCGCTAGTATCTGCATAGCAAAGTCACCGAAGTCTTCAAACGCTTTCTTACCGCTCAATAGGTTATCAATAATTTGGTTACTCATCTGTTCAAATACGTTGCTAACGGTATCGCCTAGGCTCTTAGCTATATCTTCCCAGCGTTCCATAGCCGTCTGGGCATCCTTATTAGCCTCCGACCAGTATTGCCACTTTGTAGTAAATTCATCAATCCAATCCTGGGATACGCCAGCTTCTTCTAGTAGCGTGACCCATTCAGCTAGTTCCTCATTTGCAGCCCGTTGCGCTTCATATTCACGGTAGGCCTTAGGGCCCTCCCGCATAGCTCTGGTTGAATCAGCTAGTAAGTTGAGAACGGTCTGAGCGTCCGTCGTAGCCGCCGTTGCCATCTGAGTACGCTCAATATCAATCAGTTCCTGGCGCTTCTCAATCACCTTATCAATCCAATCAGATATATCAGTGGACCATTTGCCCGCGTCCTTTATTTCCTGCGTAAGATGTTCTGCCCACAATTCAATCTCACGTTCCTGTCGGGCGAACCCCTCAAGGCCCGCTAGTTCAACTGAATCGGAATAGCTTTGCCACTGTCCTTTCAAGTCCCCTAGGTAATCCTTAGTTGATTCAGTTAAGTTTTTTAAATCACCAAATAAGTCGTCGAAGTCTACATATGGTGTTTCAGGTACTACCACCTTAGGTATGTCTACATCATCAAAGTCAGGCGGGGTATAAGACCATCCATTAGTAGCAATAGATTCCTGTACCCCAGCGTTCCACCTTCTAAGCGTATCTTGGTCAGCTATTGTTACCAAGCGCTCATTTGCTATTCTATTATAGTCTTCCTGGAATCCTGCCCACACCTCTGCTGCCGCATCAGAATGGGCCTTAGCTACCTGATACAGGTATTCCGCACCTTGGCCCTTTCCTAGCAAGTTAAGATTCTCAGGTTCGAATATAGCCTTTATTGAAGCCGCAATAGGTTGCACTATCATATCATTGACCATCTTGGGTAACAAGTAGCCTAGTACTCTGATGGCATTAATCAATCCATTTACGAAATTATCACCGGCTACTAGCGCGGCATCCTTCCATGTGACGGGGGTGTTTTCTACAATCTTATTTATACCCCTAACCCCGTCTATTACCATGCCAATGCCTTCCGCAATCAAGCCATATACAAGTACGCGGCCGAGCGTCTTAGCAGCTGTTGCTGCTACGGTTAAGGCCGTAGCAAAGCCGTAGCCCGCAGTAGTAGCCGCGATAAACCAAGTGGCCAGCTTCATAGTGATAAGTCCCTTCACAAGGAATAGTATGGTGTCCATATTGGTAGCGATAAACTCAACAGCCCCTGCTAGCCGGGCGGCCCATACTTCAATATTCTGCTGAAGCAATTCACGGTTTGCTACTACCCAATCATTAACGCGTTCAGCTACGTAGATAATAGCCGGGGCCAGCATCTCACCTATTACACTCTTCATGATAGCAAAGTTGTTGCTCAGTATACCAATCTTGGCATTAACGGTATCCATCAGAGTACCATAGGATTCATCCACTAGGTTAGATTCAAGGTACATCTCCTCCAGTATTTCCGCAAACTTACTAGCATTTTGACCGGTGAGGGCCAGTACCGCCTTACCAGCTTCAATGGAGCCAAACATATCCATAACTGATTTACCACTACGGTCAGCGTAGTCTGCCATCACGTTGAGGATTTCACCCAAGGACATCCCGGACGCCACCATATCCTTCATAGTGGTATCCGCCATACCAGTCGCGGTAGCCGCTTCCTCAAGTGCCTTGGCTGCTACGGTCCCCTGTTTACCAAGCTCAGAGATAACACCAGACAAGTAGGTGGTGGACATCTCAGTGCGGATACCTTGGGCCGTCATGACCGATATAGCCGCGCCTACTTCCTCAAAGGCTATCCCAAAGGCCGCCGCAGTAGGAGTGACCTTGGCCAAGTTACGGCCCAAGTCATCTACCGTAGTGATACCACGGTTCTGTGTAGTCAACAATATACGGTGTATCTTTTCTGCTTCACTGACATTCATCCGGTATGCGTTGAGGGTCTTAGCCGTAGCTTCAACCGCAGTAGACATATCCGTAAATCCAGCCTTGGCTATCTTAGCCGCTGAACCTACAAACCCCATAGCCGCGCCCATATCCTCTGTAACGGGAATGCCCG